CATCTTTAGGCTCTTCAATTCCACCACGTTTTTCTTTATCTTTTACATCTTGCGCTTCTTTTTCCTTCTTTTCCTTTTCTTCTTTATCTTTCTTTTCAGCCCCCTCTGGGTCTTTCAACATAGCCGTTGCATCTCGTTCCAAATCTTTAGTTATTGGTGCACCAGGCTTTATCTTTCCAGATTTTTCTAAAGCGTCTCTTTGTTTTTCTCTCGCCGCTTTCTTATGTGCACCCTTTTCCAAAGTATCATATTTTTTCTGAGCTTCTTTTTGTGCCTTTAACACTCCATCAGAATCTAACTTTGCCTCTTTACCAGTTAAAGTTTTAATTTCAGAATATTCTTCTCCTGTTTCTGGATTGATTTTTTTAATCTCAATATCAACCCCTGAAGCTTGATTTGCTTTCTTTTCTGCTCTACTTTCCCTATATCCTTTAACAGTTTCCTTAACCTTTTTAAAAGTCTTCCAAGCACCCCAAAGACCCATGGCACCCATCATTACAGCACCAATAGGTCCTACTTCTGAAATTACTTGTTGTTCTGACTTGAACTCTTTGAATTTTTTCATGCTTCTTCTGCATTTACCTCTGAAGTTTCCACGCTTGGTTCAGCTACTGGTTCAGGTTTCACGGCCGAATTAAACATGGCTTGAGCGACTTCCGCCTTCTTCGCTTCTAATCCTCTAACAACCTTACCCGCCAATACACTTTGAATGGCTTCTTTAACTCGTGCTCCATCTTTTGAGGTTGAGTATTTCACAATATCATCTGGTGTATAGTCACTCATAACTTCCCTTTATTACTGTTTTTTACATTAGTATTTATATTTATTAACAAATCAACATCACGAAACAGGATGAGGTATTTTTTCAGGGTCTTCGTCTTCTAGAACCTTTTTAAAAATATCATTCATTTGTGATGTGAGCATTTCATCTTTATTTTTCTCACTTAAAATTTCTCCATTCTTAGGAGTATAAGATGCATATTCATCTTCTGGTTCTCCTTCTCCTCCACCACCTTCTAATTTTTCATTCTCAATTTGTTTATCAATTTCTTCAATTTCTTCCTGAGTTTGTTTCAGAACTCTCTTTCTAATGAATTCTTTAGAATAGAAGTTTCCAATAATTTCATCAGCAAAGTTCATATTTTGAAGAAGATTCAACCTCTCCTGAAGCATTTCAGATTCTTTCAGCTCTGCGAATTGTGAATCTGTTTGCCATTCATAATGAATCTTTTGTTCAATACTTCTCCAATCATTAAGGGTAAGAACACCTTTAAGAATGAGTTGTTTTTCTAAACAAGTATTAAACAAATGTCCGAAACGATTTCTTAATCTTTCAATGAATCGTGTGAACTTAACCTCATCTCTAGAAATTTCTTGTGCTCTTCCAAGAACAAATCCCGATTCCGATTCTAATCTCGATACTGGAACATTAAGGGATTTGTAGAGTTTCTTCTGGAAATAAATTACATCTTCCAGTTCTCCAAGATTTTCACCGCCTGGAAGTGTGGAAATTTCTGTTCCTCTACCACCTTCTCTTCTTGGAAGCCAATAGTCTTCTAACATACTCATGTGTTTTCGGTCATCCCTAAGTTCTCCTGTATCAGCATCATAGACCATTTTGTTCTTGTATCTGGTCATGATATCACGGAGATATTGTTCTGCCTTAATCTTAGGTAAGTTACCAACATCAATATAGAAAATCCTCCGTTCTGGAGCTCTTGAAATACGATAGATTACTACCGCATCTTCTATCATTCTGAGTTGATTAAGAGGTTTAATTGCTTTGTGTAAGAATCCAAGAACTATTTTTCTATCTTCACTAAGAAGTCCTGAATGGGCAAATGCAATAGAGTCTGGAGCGATTCTGACAATTTGACCACCCTTCTGACCATCCATTCCACCTTCATTGAATGCATAATATTCTTCAACTCTTGGAGCTGCCTGAACATCTGCAGGATTTTTGGGTGGAAGAACTTGTCTAATTTTTTTAATTTTAAGGGCATCAATAGGACGTAATTCTAATATTCCCTTTTTTGGATTTTGAGGATCTATTATGATGTGATAATATAATCTACCATCAACATACCATCTTTTAAATGTATCGTAACCTGTATCTCTAATCCTAAGTAATTTTGTTACTTCATGAAATTCTTCAACAATTTTTTGTTTAATATCTGGTGAAAGATTGATATTCTCTAGATTGATTGAAACAGGGGATTCTTCTCTATCACAAACTACTGCTTCATTTACAATATCATCTATTGCAAGTTCAGCTTCTGGATAAAGTGACATTTGTCGATAACGATGAATGAGGTCTATCTCACTCTTAGCAGCACCCTCCATGTCTAAGTAGGTGGCGAATGCTCCGCCTGGAGTTCCCGCTACATCTAATGCACCGTCATCGTATTGTGGAAGGGTAAAGGAAACTTTCTCTGCAGCTTCCTTTTCTTTTTGTGCTCTTCCAATCGTAAATCCAAATAATTCAATAGCCATTAATTACTCCTAAGAGATTAGGGACCGAGAAAGCCCCCAAGCCCCTAGTTTATTGGAAAGGTTTCTAGTATAATATATAGACTTCAATTAAAACGTAATTGGGTCGTGTGACCAAAAATCATAGGCCAAATCAACTGTAAATTCTTCAATCGTATCATTACTACCCCAATCTAAACCAATTTCACCAAGTGCAACTGGAAAAATGTTTTCAAATTTCCATTTTTGATCTCCACTTGAAACCATATCTCTTGTATGATGGGTAACTACCAATGTTCCCATACCATCAGCTGCTGATGTGAACAATGTATCATTTGCTTGATGAGCATTTATCATATCCATCCATTTTTCAAAACCATTTCTGATTTTCATTGGTTCATCATTAATAACTGTAATTGAAAGGTTATCAAAAGTTCTATTGCCTGGAACTTTAACCATTCTTCCAAAATATGGAACTTCAACTACTCCTAATGTGGATGGGGGGATTGTAGCAATTTTACAAAGAAAGGTAAAATCTGTTCCAGTTACATCTGAAACTGGGGCTTTAATGATTTGGGCTGAAAATAAATTAGGTCTTGAGCCTCCTGAGGCCAGACCCTTTTTTCTAAATTCTGATATTGAAAACGCCATATTTAAATCTCCGAAAGCAAGATTAAAAATAAGGATGGGGAAGTCTTTTTTACAAGTACACCCTTCGGCTGCTTCCGTCTTCCCCCACCTTTAGTTATTACTATTTATATCACTTATCCAATGATTTCTGAGAATTCTACTCCACTTCTAACTGCAACAAAGTTGAGTTGAATGAAGTTGATAGCTCGATTTGGTTTAACAAAGATATCACCGACAAATTCATTTCTGTCAATGACACTACCAGTATTGTTAGTTTCGTCACAAACTACTCTAAAGTCAACAATACCATCTCCAGCTTGAACATCTCTCAAGAATGGTTCAACTGTTCCAACAAATTGAGCTCTTGTAAATGCATCATTGAATTCAAAGAGTTGGGTTCTTGCAAACCTTGAAATAGCTTTCTCAAGAATTATGAAAAGTCTCCTAATATTAATTCTATCAAATGCACTTGGTTTAGCAAGAAGTGTTTTGTCTCCAAAAAGAACTGTTCCAGCCCCCATGAATGTTACAACTGGATTGATACCATTTTTGTAGAGGGTATCTCTCTCAGATTGTCTTGGACTAAATGGAAGTTTGACAACATTTCTAATGTTACCTCTGGTAAATCCAGCAGGTGAAAACCACGCATCTCTTTCTGCTTCTGTAGCAGCAGTGACTCCTGCAGTATCTCCATTAAGTGGAACATACCGATAAACATCATTGTATCGGTCATATTGATATTTCCATCCAGAATCAAGAACAGCATAAGAACTAGACCCTAGTGTATTTCTAAAATCTACTACATTGTCTGCTTCTGAACCAGATTGATTTACAACATCAGCTTGTTCTGGTGAAATAAAAGCTATACAATCTTTTCTACCTTCTGCAATTGAAATAAGTTCAAGTGCAACTGTTGCATCTGCCTCACCACCCATTAAAAGTCCAATTTCTGTTTCTTCAGTATTCTTAAACTTTTGAAGTGCTGTGATTTTATTTGCAGATGTAACTGTACCTGTTCCAGCAATTCCACCATCTAAACTTGCAGTAAGAATTAAAGAACCTGTGGTTGAACCTGAACGATAATCAGAACCAGAAACAGGTGTGGCACCCCACGCGAGAGTTGAAACTCCAGCCTGAGTGAGAGCATCTCCCTTTGCATTATGGTCAGCCCACCAAATATACTTTGACCTACGATTGATAGCATCTACATAATACGCTTTAGAACCATCTTCATTCTTGGCCCCTTTAGCAACTGAGAGACTAGCAAATTTCTCTATTCCTTCATTAAGATTTCCTGTCCATTCTCCATCTTCATCGACAACAA